GGCAAGCACAATCTAATGTTAGATCATTCAATGTTTCTTTGTCGCTGTGATTACAGCGGCGAAGCACGTGAACAATTAATAAAACTTAAATCTACTATACCCACAGCAGACTATCTATTAAAAACTCGTGTAAAGTGGGGATATGACTTTGCCCTTGATGCAGTTCAAGACGGCACAGTTTTCGAAGTCCTGCACGTAGAATATGACAATACTGATTTTGAATCATTCGGGAATCATATGATACAGTTTGACTGGCAGGTTCGACACACAGATTGGCAAGATGCGGCCAACCGAATCTGGCAACATAGATCAGAATGGCAACATCTTAAGGGGTTTGAACAAAACAATTGGAAAGCACAGTTCTTGCTAAATTGGAAGAAAGCAGAGTATACTGAAAAATCAGTATAGAAAAAGGACCCGAAGGTCCTTTTTCACGTCGTATCAATAATGTATATAACCGCTATGCGGGGATAATTTAATATATTAAAATAATATTTACTTCTTTACACCTGCGTTAACAAATGCGTACATCTTTTCAGCAGTTTCTAGAACTTTATCAAGACCTGGGAATTCTGGCATGTTAACCTTGCTAACAATTTGTCCAGTCTTTTCATCGCGCTCGGCGCTCATTTCCCAACCGTGAAACTTCATAGAATATTCTGATTGAACCATGTCCTTGGCCATCGCCAAGATGTCTGTACGGATTTCATAACCGTTTTTGTTAAACTTTACTTCTGGTAGTTTTGGTGTGTTAAATTCTGACATAATTTTCTCCTTGTATGTGTGTATGTCTTGTACCTTAGGCGGTACCTTCCTTCTTCGGATAAGCCTTATCCAATGAATACTTGGTAAGATCGATAGCATTAGATACTAGCATCTTAGCGAATTCTGTTTGAGCGTTTAAGTAGCGATCTGCTACTTGTTGTAGTTCTTTGTCTTGAACTATTCTGTTGAATACAGATCTTTTAGTAGACTGTATTGTATCGATGATAAATTCTGGTGAAAACATAATATAAACTCCTCTGTGTGTTGTGTGTTATTATATATCTCTTTAAGAGAAAAATCAAGACTTAACTGGAATTTTTCCTGGGTTATTTACCCAGTCAACATCATCGTCGGTCATTGGTATCCATTGTGTCATTTTAAAATCTCCTGTCCTGTTCGATCAATTCTACGTAGTCGGCGCAGTCTTCCCAATCGCTAAAATACTTTATAACTTTAGTTCTATTTGGTCTGATAGTTTTAAGCAATATGTCGTCTGGACTAAACTGCGCTATAGTCGTGACATAGCCCCAGTGGTTTTGCCACGGCCCCCAGACCTGTGCGGGTAATTCTGTTAGTTGAATTTCGTTTAATTTCGAAACAGATCTTGAGCTTCTTTCCATTTTCCGTTCCTAGCTAGATATGCACCAGCACGGGCTTTGCCTAGATTTTCAAAAATTCCGTAAAGGAATTCAAGGGTGCTTTTGATTAGATTAACCATAAAAACCTCCAGATCTACGATCAAACTCTCGAGTCCAGTGTTCTAGTTCTGCTGTGGAACTTGGGCGTTTAGAAATAATAAAACGCTCTAGATCAGATTGATATTCGCACGAACTGGCGAACATTTTCTGTAAAATTGCTTTGATTTGTGTTAGCATTGTGTGTCCTCTGAGTGTGGTAGAAACTTATGGTTTCTACTGATTTATTTATCAGAGAGATGTGCAGTCGCACAATAAGTAGATTGTCAAAACAAAACGGTAAATATAAAAAAAGGAAAAAGTGTGATGCGAAAGAGCACTAGATCAATCCTGCAAGAACTCAGTGATTTGGGCATAAGCAGGGACAAAGACCAGGTCATAGAAAGCCGTGGTTCTAACCTAATCGAATCTGCGATTAATCTACTATCTTTGATCAAGGAAAACTACGATCTTGAAACAGCATCTGAATTAGAGCGTAGATTTTTAAATGCCATTCGTTCAGGCGATCCAGCTAAATTTAAACGAGGCATCAAGAAGATACAAGAAGGTAAAAGTAATGATACTCAATGAAGGCGGTAATGTATTTGCTGATGCTATGCCCTTTGATCACAAGGACGTACCAGAGATACTCAACACAGTTAACGGAGCACTGGACGGAACAGGCATACGTGCTATTCCCGTTGGTTCTGCGGCAACGCCAACTCCTGGCAAACAAAGCGGAGATATGGATGTTATCGTAGATGAGAAATCTGTGCTAGAATTTTTCAAAGCCAAAGATGCTAAGACTGCTAGAAAAGCCCTTAATGACTATATCGCATCCAAAGGCCTACAAACCGCTCAAAGTGGAATTAATGTACACGTTCGGGTTCCTGTTGGCAACGAAGCACACCAAGTTGACATCATGGTCGCTGGAAATGCAGAACGTGTAGCGAAATTCCATACACATAAGATTCCTCAAGGAAGCCCATACAAGGGTGTTAACAAACAATTAATGTTGGCTATTCTAGCTAAGAGCAAAGGCTACATGTGGTCAGCATGGCAAGGATTATTTGATCGAAATGCCGAAGGCAAGAAGGGAGAATTTGTAACCGATGACCTAGATGCAATAGCACAATTATTGTTTGGTAATGAAGCTACCGCTGAAGCACTAGGCAGTGTAGAAAGTATCTTACAGGCTCTGCCCAAAGACCAAGCAGAAGCATTGTTAGCTCGTGCTAAAGAAGATCCTAATTGGAAAGAAATAGCCAAAGAAGCCATTGATAAAAATGTTGGTCGAGTACCAGATCTTCTTAGATCGGCCATGGATGATCCTGTCGTGGCCAAGTATGCTAAAAATTATGTTAGGATTGATCAACAATCTTCAGATGAAGAAATTTTTAAGAACTTGGATAAGTTTATGGAAATCAATCCAAACTTCCCTATTAAATCTTCAATGGCTAAATTTATATTGATTCGAAACGGTGTAAGTAAAAATGCTGTACAAGATCTGTTACAAGCTCGCGACGAATACTTTAAACAATCGAATATTAAAAAGGTAAGTTCAATTAAGCCAGTCCCGACACACGAAGGGTCGTCTGATTGGTTTAGACAATACATTGACATTGCGAGTACTAAATGAGAGCAAGAGATTTTTTACGTGAAGCCGAGCAGAATCTAGTCAAGAAACTAGGTCGTGCGTTTAACCACTTAGAAGATCTAGTTTTCTTTTACGGTAGCAACGGTACAATCGAAGCACTACAGCACATTAGAGAAATAGCCACAGAAGAAGGCGCAAAAACTGTGCGTATGAAATGGGACGGCAATCCTCAAATTTATTGGGGTAGAGAAACTAAAAACGGGCCGCTGGTGCTTGCTGGTCACAATGGATGGAGCCGAGGAGCAAAGACTGACAGCCCAGAAGAGCTAGAAGATTTTATTCTTAATAAGAGTGGAAGTCCAAAGACACCTGAAGAACGTACAGCTAGACAACAATTCGCCAAACAGTTTGCTGGACTATACTCGTTGTTTGATCGTGCTACACCTAAAGATTTTGTAGGCTTCGTCTATGCCGACGGATTATTCTTAACTCCACCAGAACTAGATGAACAGAACGTTTATAATTTCTGCCCAAACCCTAAGAGCAAAACCTGTTATCATGTACAAGGCGACAGTGAACTAGGACAACGTATCGCTAAGGCTCAAGTTATGGTCGTTGGTCATGCGTTCTTTCCCGAGTTTGGCATGGATGACTCAGAACAAAAACCATTAGATGATTTCAGCATGTTTAATGGAACAGAAGAACTTATAGTTCAAGGTCCCGTTTACAATGTAAGACCAGTTACGATAGACACACAAGAAATACAAGCAGTTGAACGTTACCTACAGCAGAACGCCGGCCGAATTGATAGCTTCTTAAATGGCGCTCCTGGACTTAGCGATTTAAAAAATATTATCTATACCTTTGTTAATCAAACAGCTAAAGCTAAACAGCTAGACAGCATTGACACGGATATGTTCTTTAATTGGCTACAAAATAGCAAAGTTAGCAAACCTAAACAAGAAAAGATCCTAGAATTAAGCGGCCAGTATTCTAGTGCCCTTGACGCTATCTTTAACCTTGTTCGTATGGTCATGGACATCAAAGACAAGATCATTGATCAAGTGGAGCAGGGCCGTGCTGAAATTTGGGACACACACGGTGAAGGTCGTGTGCGATATGCTGGTCCAGATAAACAATTTGGCAACGTCAAACTAGTTCCTCGCAAACGCTGGACTCCAACTTAATCTCCTAAAAATAGCCCTGATCGGGCTGTTTTTTTCTCCTTTTGGTAAATAATTATACAAAGGCTTGCAAGGTGCAAGTCCCCCATAGAGAATGGGGAAGACATATCGAGGAGAAATATTATGTCAGCAACAACACGTTATAATGGTAGTTATGGTAACTACTCAACAGGTACACTACGTTCAGTTTACCAAATGAAAGCATTTGTTATTGATGCTGGTGCATCATTAGCAGATCAAGACGCAGACGCCGCAGGTGAAGTAGATCAAGCAGTTGAAGCAGTTATCCGCGAAGTACAACCTTTAATGTATTTCACACCAACAGCAACTGACGGTATCATTCACGTTATCGTTGACGGACACGCTGTAGATGCAACAACTCTACAAGCTCGTATCCGTGCAATGGGCACAGTTAACAGCTTTGACCTAAGCGGTGCAACTGTAACTTTAGGTACATCAATCGTAGTATCTTAATCAGTAATTCCCCGGGATGGGAAGGGAGCCTCGCTTTTAAAGCGGGGCTTTTTTACGGCTGTTAAATACTCTGATGATTTACAGCCTATATACACTTGTTGATATTACTGCCACAGGACACTATAAATCTAGGAATGATCTAGAGCGTCTTCAGCAACAGAATTTTGACACAGTTATGCAGACTATAAGTCTCGCTGGCAACATCTATTATAAAGAACAGCCACAGATCATTACTGCTGAAAAATTTAGCAGACCCGACGATCGTTGCTGGTTTTTTATGTGGCAGATGGAGCTAGATCACTTGTTTGAAAAAAATGGAGACGAACTGCACGGACTCCGAGAATTATTTAATTTTGTTCCTTTTATCAGTGATTTGACAGAAACTGCGCAGTTCGATCGTCCTTTGTTCAAAGTTAATGAGAATATTATTTTTGATTTCAAAAAATAAATACTACATTAAGGCAAACAAGGCATTTTAGTTTAGGCTCACCTAGTAACACAAATACTGAGCAAATAAGGAGATGCCGGAATGGCCACACAAGCAGAACGTCTAGCTATTGTAGAGACTAAGACAGCAATTATTGAACATAAAGTTGATGACCTTAAAGGTGATGTTAAGGAAATGCACGATTGTCTTGATCGTACAAGAGATTTATTAGATTCTAAGCTAGATAAGATGATGAGCGAGTATGAGTTTAATCGAGATAAATTTTATCAGCATGCTGATGCTCTACATAAAGAAAATAAACAAGAACACGCTACATTAGCTAATAAAATTTCCGATCTTGAAAAAGAAAAGCATAAATTTACACTATACGCTCTAGTAGTTCTAGGGTTCGCTGCCGGAGCAGGTTGGATAGGACACATCGACCTTGCGAAATTAATAAGGTTTGTTGGTCTTTAAGAGAGTTTACAAGAGAAAGTATCGTAGATTCGGCGGTTGTTTTTCATGATCAACTGAATAATAATCTATGGCAGGATAATGCTCTCAAACCCATAGTTAGATATAAATTACTCGAGATAGCCAAAGACTTTATAGAGTTCATTAACATACCGTCTATTAGGCTTAGAGACATAACAATTTCTGGATCTAACGCGGCCTATACATATACAGAAAATTCAGATATCGACCTACACCTAGTCGTTGATGTACCAACGGCCGCAAAGTTTCATTTGAAGCCTTTGTACGATGCAAAGAAAAATCAATATAACTTTAATCACGATATAAAGATCAAAGGCATCGATGTCGAAGTTTATGTACAGCCTAGTGACGACGAGCATCACAGTGCTGGAATCTATTCAATTCTAGACGACAAATGGATCAGCGAGCCAGTTAAAGAAAAAGTTAATATCAGCGACAGTGATGTTGAAATTAAAGTAAGAAATTATCTTAATAAAATTAAATTAGCACTTCGATCTAGTGATATTGAAGTTGCTAATAAAGTAAAAGATAGATTAAACAGTTTACGTAAAACTGGCCTAGAAAGAGAAGGCGAGTTTTCGGTTGAGAATATTGCATTTAAAGTCTTGAGATCAAAGGGCTACATCGATCAACTAAGACAGCATATATACGATTTACAAGACAAGGCTCTAAGCCTGGAGAACAAACATGAAAATTAAACACGTTATTGAAGGGCTAAAAGATCCTAAGGATAATCCTTGTTGGAAGGGCTACAAACCAGTTGGAACTAAAAAGAAAAATGGTAAGACTGTACCTAACTGTGTGCCTAAAGAAAGTGTAGAAGAAGGATACGGAAGATACTACTGCTCTACAGATAAAAAGTGGAAAGAACGCAAAGGTCCTAAGCAGACTAGAGAAAGTGTGGCGGAAGGCTCTGAACCAAATGTAGAAGAGTTTTTTCAGAAAGTTGCACAAGAGGGTGACTACGACATGCTCTATGATGCTCAAATGGGCAAATATGGTAAAGAGATTGAACGAGCCGTCCAAGACATGTATGATAATGTCAGCATCAATAGTAGAATGCACCCCGATGATGACTTTGAGGAAATCTATGATCGTATGTTAGATATGATCGAAGACGACTACGGTGTAGTAGGCGAAGAAAACACAGCCAAAGTAACAGACATTAAACCCGGAGATACTGCTACTATCGACACGGGCACCGGTGTAACCACAACTGTAGATCTTAAGAAAAATCCAACGGCCTTAACCAAGGATCCAGAGTCAGGTAAACTAAAATTAACAACCAATCCAATGAGCAATAAACCACCAGAGCAAGGTGGAGATTCTGCAGAACAGCCAATTAAACCAGGTGATGAGATTGAACTAGCTACAGAGGCTGAAACTTCTGAAACAAACATACCTCCCATGCCTGATATCACAGGACTACAACCTGGACAAAGTAAAGATCTAGGCGACGGTGAAGCAGTTACATTAAACAGGGACAGTACAGTATCTCTCAGCGGAGGATTTGGAACTATTGTTTACAGCAGCCAAGGAAAGCCTTTAAAATATATGCTTCCTCGTATGGGAGGTCTAGGAAAGACTATCGACCTAACAACCAATAAAGCAACAACTTCATATAGTGCAGGTCCTATGAACATAACACAGGGTCCAGACGGCGAAGTCGATGCTGAGTACGACTTTGGAACTGCAAAGGCTAAAATGTCAAGAGATTCTCAGGGTAAGACTACGAGCAGTCTAACTGCTAGAGAAAGTGCCGACCTTGAAGCTATGCTACGTATCGCAGGTCTAAAATGAAAATAAACGAACTAGTACAAGGGTTTGAGATCTACACATCGAATGCTGAAAAGCAGATGTTAGAACAACTATCTACACCTCGACCCTTGCATAGTTTTTCTGAAAACGATCAGTTCACGATCGAGTCGCTGATTAGAAAAAGTTTGGTAATTAAGATAGGAGACATTAATCCTAGAGTAATTGCTAATGAAATACACTAAACAAGCCGAAAAATTAGAAAGATTTCTTGAAGACGAGTTTAAAAACAATATTAAACTTGTTGTAGTTTCTAAAGACGTTGTGATCTACAAAAACTTTAAGATCACGAAGATTGCTAACGGCTGGCAATTAAGCTATAATAGTGGCGATAAAATTGCTGATTTTAAGCTAAAAGCCTGTGCGGCCTTGGCAGCTAAGTTTTATGATATTAATTCTATGCAACGAATTAATGAAATTAAAGCCCTAGATCTAGGATATTGGACTAACTATACGGATTCAACGATTTTTAAGATAAGAGCTGAAAATGCGTCGACTCTTGAAAAACGCGAGCTTTATTACTGTAGATGGGACATCACCAGACATAGAGCATTGAAGTATAAACAAGAAATTTCTCAAATGTTTAAGCAGAGCTTTTGATAAATAAAAATAACAATCTTTCAGGGATTAAAAAATGCAAGTTAAAGACCTTTCACATCCAAAAACAACTAAAGCACTAAATGAAAGTGCGGCGAAACAATTTGGCTACAAATTAAATGTAGACGGCTTCACTATGGAACAACTTTGTTCAGCTAGAGATAATCTTGTTGAAAAGATTTCCCAGTTTGAAGTTAGCAAAAACTATGATGCTGTTTACGAGAATACAGATTATCAAAAGAATAGAATGTTCCTAGACATTATTACACAGGCTATCGCAGAGCGTACACTAAGCCCAGGCGAAGAAAAGAAGCGTGAAAAGTATGTTAAAGGCATGAAGAAAGTTAAGGGTGATTTTTCGAAACGCTATGGCGATAAAGGCGAAGAAGTCATGTACGCTACAGCGACTAAAATGGCAAAGAAAGAAAGTGTTGAAGAGGCAATGGATGTGCTACGCTCTGCACTTAATGAAAGAGTCTTAACAGAAGGCGAAGAAGAAAGAGCGGCTCTCATAATGAAAGCTCGCGACATGGTTGACAAGTTAACAGGCTGGTTAGAAGACACAGCTTCGCTAAAAGCAGAAGCACTATTAGAATTACTAGACTCTATAAGAGATGAATTAGGCTCAGATGTCAGCGCACAGTTCGCTGAGAAAGTAAAGCCAGCACTAGAAGAAGTTTATACAACATTAGAAACAAATCGTCAAGCTCTAGCACAGGCTGTAGCAGTTATCACAGGCGAAGAAGCCCCAACAATGGGAGCAGAAGGCGCACCAGAACCTGCACCAGCAGAAGAAGAAGGTGCTGACCTTGAAGCTGATCTAGCATCCGCAGGTGATGAATTTGCGGCTAGCACACCAGCAACCGGTGGCGAAGAAGAAGCAGGTCGCGCAAAACGTGAAAGCGTCGAGCGTAGCCGCAGATTAGGCCAAATTTTAAGCTCAAAAAAAAACTAACTGAAGATACGGACGATCTAGTCCGTATCCTCTCTACTCTGCAGGGCCGCGCAGACAGCAAACGTACTACCGCTAAGTTCACATGGGACGCCTTGTCCAACATGTCTCAAAACCTTACAGGTCAGCAAATTGACTATGAAGCGTTCAAGCTCGAATACGATAACAATCCACAGATTAAAAATCTAGTTAAGAGTTTCAACGGTCGTGGGCTAGTGATCAAAACCAAAGCTAAAGACAAAGAAGAAGTTCGAAATAAGAAACCATCCGGTAATTCAGGTGCATTGGCCGCGGCCAATGCCGTGCTCAAGAGACCAGGTTGACAGGTAGTGTCAAGTAATATATAATGTTACTATGACCTTATTAAAACCTAAATTTGAATATAAATCTTTAACTAGAGACGAATCAACTGGCAAAAGACTTTATGCAACACCAGATGGACACAAAGTTCCATCTGTTACTACTATCCTTGATAAAACCAAACCGGCAGAATCTAGAGAAGCCCTAGCTAGATGGCGGGCCGCAGTTGGAGCAGAAAAGGCACAACAGATTACCACAGAAGCCGCTAGCCGCGGAACTAGGATGCACACGTTCTTAGAGCGTTACATCAAAGGCGAAGAACTTCCGGAATCCGTAACCAATCCCTATGCTCAACAAAGCCTTGTGATGGCCAAGAAAGTAATCACCCATGGCATGAATTTTGTTGATGAAGTTTGGGGTTCAGAAGTTCCTTTATACTTCCCCGAACTATATGCGGGAACTACTGACTGTGTAGGCGTACATCAAGGCGATGAAGCTATCCTAGATTTTAAGCAGACTAACAAGCCTAAAAAGCGTGAATATATTGACGATTACTTTTTACAGTTAACAGCCTACGCTCTTGCACACAACGAAATCCACGGAACTAACATCCGCAAGGGTGTTATCCTAATGTGTTCAAAAGACTACGAGTATCAGGAGTTTATCTTAGAACCCAAGGATTTTGACTACTGGACAGAACGTTGGTGTGCTAGGGTATCAGAATACTACAAGCTAAACAGCTAAATATCCTATATAGAGGGATATTTCAATGGCTGTTTATCAGATTTCACGCATACAAATCCGTAGAGGTAAGAAAAACGAGGGCACTGGCATGCCTCAGCTTGCTGGTGGAGAACTAGCTTGGGCTATTGATACACAAGAGCTATACATTGGTAGCGGCTCTGTGAGCGATGGTGCTCCGGCGGTTGGAAACACAAAGATCTTAACAGAATATGATAATATTTTAGATCTAGCAGAACAGTATCAGTATAAGTCCAACAACGCTGACATACAGACCGGAACAGATGCTAATTACCCAGTTAGACGAACTCTGCAAGATAGACTAGATGATCGAGTTTCTGCGGCGGCCTACGGCATTGTAGCAGACGAAACCGATCAAGCTGAAAAGATACAAAATGCGATTGATAACTTATTTTTAAACCCTGCAAACGTTTCTGAAACATCCAGCAGAGTTATTTTAGAATTTGCTCCAGGGACCTATGTAATAAATCAAACAATCTACATTCCAAGTAATACTACTATCCTAGGCAGTGGTATTGAAAAGACTGTGTTTGCATTTACAGGAACTGGCCCAGTATTTGAATTTATCAATGATACATCCTCACCATTGGATAGAAATACAGTTGACGGCATCGAATACAACTACCAACCTAAATTTATTTCAATGAAGAACTTTTCTGTGACCACAATCGACGTTGCAGAAATTTTAAGATTGTACTCAGTTAGAGATTCACAATTTGAAAACATTAGAGCTACTGGTACTTGGGAATCCGCCGACGGAAATGAAAGCGGAAGCATCGGATTGGGTTTATATGCGTTCAGCAACTCAGTCACCTGCCAAAGAAATAAATTTGTAAATGTTACTGCGGATGGTTTCTGCTACGGCGTTTATTCTAAGACAGATATTTTTAATAACACGTTCGATGACTGCAAGTTTCAAAATGCGCAGTATGGCATAGCATTTGGTATCGGAACTAACGGAAGCTCGACCGGTGAGGTGTATGGTCCAAGAAAGAATATAATCAAGAATTGTTTATTTGAAACGATCGATAGACAGGGTATCATAGTCGATACTGGCTACGGAAATAGATCTAGAGGAAATACATTTATTGACGTAGGCAATGACGGTGGTGGAAATTCTAACAATACCTACAGTCAGATTACTTTTACCCAACCTGGTAATACTAGTAATCAAGACAACTTCGATCGAGCCATCGACCTAGCTTCAGATAATTGGACTGATCCGTATCTTGCAGAAGTTGAAGGATCTGTTTTCAGATCAGACTTTGAAACTAAACAAATAAACATCACACAGAGTCCAACTCCAGTTGAAGCGTTTAGAATACCAGTAAACAAAAATACTGGAATCATTATCAACTATGTATTCAAAAGCACAGCTTATGATCAAATGCGTTCAGGAAAGTTAACTGTAGCAGTTGACTATGCAAACAGCACTATTCAATTAGTTGACGACTTTGAGTACACAGGAACCATCGGTGAAGAAGAAAACCTAATGTTTTCATCTAGTCTCGTTGATGATAATATCATCATTTACTATGCAAACGACAACGTTGGCGACTCTGCAACATTAACCTATACACATAGCACACTCAGTTAATGCTGACAGCCGAGAAAGCTTCTCAAAAAAGACTAACATCGTGGTATGACCTCAGGCAACGGATAGAGTTATCCTCGAATCCGTTTGAAGAGGTCAGTAAATATTTCTCACGACTGCCTAGAGTCAAAATCTACACCGATCCATACGACAGCTCAACATGGCCGTCACCATGGGAACTCATAGATGAAAATGAATATTGTGAATTCAACATCATATTGGGTATTTGTTATACTATTCAATTAACTGAGCGTTTTAAACATGTTCAGCCAAAGATAAATGTGGCCATTGACAATATCAATAAAACTGTTTATTATTTGTTGATTATTGATGATAAAGTATATGGTTACGCCAATGAAGAATGGACTACCATAGATCAACTTCCAACTACGCTGAAGATGCAAAAGATCTATGCTATGAAACCTCTTCACTAAATATTGTTCCAGAAGAAAGAGAAAAATCAGATGTCAAATATTACCGTAATTAAAAGAAGCGGCGAAAAAGAACCGCTCCATATTGAAAAGTGGCAAGCTCAGATAACCAAGGTCTGTCAAGGAGTAGCAGATGTTAGTCAATCAATGATCGAGATCAAGAGCCAGCCACACTTTTATGACGGTATCACTACAAAAGAAATTGATGAGATTACCCTAAGAGCTATCGTTGATCTCATCGATGTTGAAAACAACCCAGATGTTGGCCACACCAATTATCAATATGTAGCAGGCAAACAGCGTTTGAGCATGTTACGTAAAGATGTATATGGTAGCTACGAAGTCCCCAACATCTACGAAATCGTTAAAAAGAATGTAGCAGTAGGTCTTTATACACCAGAGCTTCTTGAGTGGTATACTGAAGAAGATTGGAATCGCATGAATGAAATGCTTGAGCACGACAAAGACGAGCAATACAGTTATGCGGCCATTGAGCAGTTGATTGAAAAGTATCTAGTACGCAATCGTGCTACTAAAGAGATTTATGAAACACCGCAGATTCGCTACATGGTTGCCGCGGCAACTGTGTTCCATAAAGAAGAGCCTAACACGGCTCGTATGCGTTATATCAAGGAATACTACAATGCTGCCTCAGATGGTTTATTCACACTTGCGACACCTGTCCTTGCAGGACTCGGTACTCCTACTAAGCAGTTTAGTAGTTGTGTACTCATTCGTAGCGATGATGATTTGGATAGTATATTTGCTAGTGGCGAAATGATGGCCAAGTATGCCAGTAAGAGAGCGGGGATTGGATTGGAAATCGGTCGACTTCGCCCATTGGGCTCCCCGATCCGTGGCGGCGAAATCATGCACACTGGTATGATTCCTTTCCTTAAGAAATGGTTTGGCGACCTACGTAGTTGTTCACAAGGAGGTATTCGTAATGCTTCGGCTACGGTTTTTTATCCCATCTGGCATCATCAGTTTGATGACCTTATCGTTCTTAAGAACAACCAAGGTACAGAAGAGACTAGGGTACGACACATGGATTATGGTGTCGTTCTATCTGCATTCTTCTGGCGCCGCTTTAAGAACAAGGAAGACATTACGTTCTTCGACCCTAATGAAGTACCTGACCTTTATGAAGCCTTCTATAAGGATACTGCCTTATTCGAAGAACTATATGTAAAATATGAAAAACGTAAAGATCTACGCAAGAAAACAATGAACGCTGAAGATGTGTTCAAAGGTGGTATACTAAAGGAGAGGACTGATACAGGACGCATCTACCTAGTGTTCATTGACAATGTAATGAACCAAGGACCATTTGATCCAGAGTACCACACCATTTATCAGTCAAACTTATGCTGTGAAATTCTTTTACCTACTAGGCCTTTTAAGCGCCTCGATGACGATGCTGGCCGCATCGCTTTATGTACTCTTGGCAGCATCAACTGGGGAGCGTTCCGTAATCCCGAAGATATGCGTCGCGCTTGCCGTATACTTCAGCGTAGCCTTTGCAATATATTGGACTACCAAGACTTTCTCTCAATACAGTCTAAGTTAAGTAACGATGAGATCCAACCGTTGGGTATTGGAGTTACTAACCTAGCCTACTGGCACGCCAAGCGCGGCCACAAATACGGAGAAAAGGATGCCCTACAAGAAGTTAAATCATGGATGGAACATCAGGCTTACTATTTGACTGAAGCTACAGTTGAACTAGCCAAAGAGCGCGGTGCGTGTCTGCACAGTGACAAGACTCGTTACGGTCAGGGAGTGTTTCCTTGGGAATTACGTGCCAGGGGTGTTAACGAATTAGCAGACTTTACACCCGAACTTGATTGGGAAACATTACGCACCAATATGAAACAATATGGTGTACGAAATGCTACACTTATGGCCATTGCTCCTGTCGAATCTAGTTCTGTAGTAATCAACTCTACTAATGGCATCGAAATGCCTATGAGCCTTATTTCTACTAAAGAGTCGAAGGCAGGCTCCTTTACACAAGTAGTTCCTGATTATCATAGATTAAAGAACAAGTATCAATTAATGTGGGAACAGCGTGACTGTCAGGGCTATCTGAAGACTGCGGCAGTACTAGCGGCCTATGTGGATCAGAGCATTTCAACTAATACATTCTACAATCCTGCACACTTCCCGGATCGTAAAGTGCCAACTACATTAATTGCTAAAAACTTAATGCAGGCTCAACTGTGGGGTATCAAAACTTTCTACTATAGCTTAATTAATAAAGCTGGCGCCAAGCACGAAGACAGAACACCTGAAGTCCACTACAATGGATTCCACAACGAACGAGAACTAATTGAAGAACTAATTGATGACGATTGTGAGGCATGTAAGTTGTAAATGAATTCGTTTGAAAAAATATGGGCTAGAGCTACAGGTCATCTAATGGGTAATACCGATGATGACCGCCCAGATGTACCTATCCTAACTTTAAAAGAAGCAAGAATAGCATTATTTTTAAAAACGTTCTGGGTCGTTATACATGTGGTAACATGTTTTTTTATTATTGCAAACACAATTAGACATTGGTGAAATGAAATGTTAGAAACAATATGTGACATAATGGTTGACGCTTATAAGCGTAACTGGATCACAAGCCGTGACGGTAACGTGAGCATTCGTCACCACGACCGTGATCATTTTTATATTACACCAAGTGGTGTACGTAAACAAACACTACAACCAGATCAATTTAAAAAAATTAAAATTAATCGATGGATACCTAGTGGTAATGGAACGGCCGATTATAAGTATTCTTGGGAGGAAATGCCCTACAGCGACATAAGCAGTGCATTGAGACCCAGCGGCGAGATTCCCTTACATTTTGGATTGCAAAAAGAAATGGGACAACACAAAGATGATGTTCGTGTAGTAGTACATGTTCATCCTACGTATTGTGTTGCGGCCATGCATGCTGGTATTGATTTGAGCACGGTAGTAGATAGTTTCCCAGAACTAAGCCGTTATACTAAGGTCGCCCCTAATGTAGGAGATGTTCCGCCTATTAGTCAGGAACTTGCAGATCGTTGCTTTGAGAAGCTACAATTAGATAATGCTGGAAACCTTTCCCACGATATAGTAGGTATCAAAGGCCATGGAGTTGTTGCCATAGACACTAGTCCGTGGCGAGCATACGAGCACATCGAACGACTAGAACATATTTGCAAGATTGTACTTGCATCAGGAAATTACAAATGAGTAGACAACAATACAACTTAAAAACTAAAACAGATTACCTTAATCGTAAGATGTTCCTAGACCCAGCAGGTCCAGTTACTATACAACGATTTGAAGAAGTCAAATATAATAAAATTGCAGACTTTGAAAAAACAGCACGTGGTTTCTTTTGGGTGCCAGAAGAGATTAGTCTAACAAAAGATGCACAAGACTTTAAGGATGCATCGGATGCAGTTAAACATATCTTCACTAGCAACCTGCTTAGGCAAACTGCTCTTGACAGTCTGCAAGGTCGCGGCCCAAGTCAAATCTTTACTCCGGTCATAAGCCTACCGGAACTAGAAGCATTGGTCTACAACTGGACGTTCTTTGAGACTAACATCCATAGTCGTAGTTACAGCCACATCATTCGTAACATCTATAACGTACCTAAGGATGTGTTTAACACTATCCACGATACTAAAGAGATCGTAGACATGGCATCAAGTGTTGGACTTTATTACGATAAGCTACATACGATTAATTGTCTAATAGAATCTGGTGAAAAAATTGACGAAGAAAAGCATATCAAGGCAATCTATCTAGCCTTACACGCAAGTTATGCCTTAGAAGCATTCCGATTTATGGTTAGCTTTGCTACAAGTCTAGCAATGGTAGAGAACAAGATCTTTATCGGCAATGGCAACATTATCAGTCTTATCCTACAAGACGAATTGCTACATAAAGGTTGGACTGCTTACTTGATCAATCAAGTAGTCAAAGAAGATCCTCGTTTCGCTCGTGCGGCACAAGAATGCCAAGAAGAAGTATTACAGATCTATCGTGATGTTATTGCAGAAGAAAAAGCATGGGCAGATTATTTGTTTAAGAAAGGTCCTGTAATTGGTCTTAACGCAAACATCCTAAAAGAATTTGTTGACTACACAGCAGTCGGTGCTTTGAAGGATATTGGAATTAAGTATTGGGGTCATGCTCCAAAGTCAACACCAATCCCTTGGTTCAACAAGCACAGCGATACAAGTAAGAAACAAACTGCTCTACAGGAAAACGAGTCAACTAACTACGTAATTGGCGTGATGTCCGATGCGATTGACTACGACGAACTTCCTGCATTATAATTAATATTGGAGATTTAAATGAAAGCTATTGTATGGTCAAAGTATCACTGCCCCTATTGCGATCAGGCCAAGGCCTTGCTAACGCAAAAAGGCATTGAATTTGAAGAAAGAAAAATTGGTGACGGGTATACTCGAGAAGAACTGCTCGAAGCTGTGCCAAATGCTAGGACAGTTCCGCAGATTTTCATAGATGGGGAACTCATCGGTGGATTTACAGAATTAAAACAACACTTACAGGGATAATAATGTTATTACAAAAATCAAAATTTGATCAAGGCGACATCATCAGCATGAAGCTGTCTAACGGCGAAGAAGTCATTGGAAAATTTGTCAGTGAAGACATGTCAGAAATCGTAGTTTCAAAACCAGTTATGCTAGCCATGACTCAAAAAGGACCAGCTATGGCTCCGGTAATGATGACCGTGGATCCGGATAAAGATTACGCTATAAATAAGAATGTGATCATGTTCAAAAATCCTACAGTCAAGGAAATTGCAGATCAGTACACTTACCAGACCACAGGCATTCAGCCCGTCAGTGCTGGTAGTATTGTAACAGGATAATAAATGCCAGCAGTTGCTAGATTAGGAGATACTATTGCTACCGGACACGGATGTGATGGAACTACGACCTTAACTAGCCCATCTGGTGATGTTTTTGCCAATAACATTGGAATCGAACGTCAAGGTGATCCAACAGTAACTCATAGATATGGCGGCCGTGGCTGTTCAGCCCAACATGCTGTATCTATTGTTGCTGGATCTGGAACTGTGTTTGTGAACAATAAACCAATCGCAAGGATTGGAGATCCGGTAGACAGCGGATCAATTACATCTGGCTCACCAACAGTATTTGCTGGTTGACAAACTCAAAAAACTCTATTACAATTTGTGTATGAAAATATATCTAGACATGGATGACGTAGTCGCCGATTGGATTAACTACGCCAAAGACTTTTTAAAACTACGATGGGATCACGAAGCTGGTGAGCGTATCCCACAAAATGAATGGGATCGTCTCAAAGACGATAGCCGTTTTTATCTAAACTTGCCTCTCAAAGCTGGGGCTATGGATCTAGTATCTCATTGTAGAACTCTAGTAGATACAGGCCGAGCAGAAAGCCTACAGTTCCTAACAGCTCTTCCACATGACTATTCTATGCCATATGCGGCACAGGACAAGGTTTGGTGGGCTGATAGACACTTTAAAGGTATACCGGTGTTTCTCGGACCATTTAGCTACGATAAATGGCGTCACTGTAAACCCGGAGACATCTTAATTGATGATCGACACAGTAATTGTTCAGAATGGAGAAGTGCAGGAGGTCTAGCTCATGAATATCGTACCTGGGAAGCCTGCAAACTATGGTTAGATCAGGAGTTCGGTCCTTTATGAAAGTACTAGGCATAAGCCCCTGGCATGACAGTTCTGTTGCAGTATACTCTGAGAAAGGTCTAGAGTTTTACTGCAAAGAAGAACGTATCACCGGTGTTAAGAGAAAAAAGAATCCTATCAAATCTATTGAACTAGCCATAGCCGAACATCCTGATATCAACGAAGTTGTTATCGCTAGTCCTGGGAGCTCGGGTCCCGAGAACGAATTTATAAAATTATTACTTGATGCAAAACTGCCGTGTCCTACACATGATATCAGCGAGTTCCATCATCTACAACACGCCAGTCTAGCATTTTACAACAGCGGATTTGATCGAGCTCTAGTGCTGGTCGTTGACCGAAACGGATCTTATATAGCCAACGGTCTAGCAAGAGAATCTGAAAGCGTATTCGAAGCGTCATATCCTTGTAACTTTAAACCACTGTTAAAGAATTATTGGGTTAAGCACCTGGGAGAAGATACCAGCCCGTCAATCGACGCGGCCGCCGAAGCCCTAGCCAAAGATAAAGACTGTATAGTAAATGTTCGTAGTGCCTTTAGCATTGTCAAGGTGTATGAGACAGCTACTAGCCTAATTGGTCAAGGACATTTAGAAAACGGTAAGACGATGGGTCTAGCCAGTTACGGTAAACCTAGGTTCAATATCCCGTTGTTCATTGATGGATATCATCCTATTGACTATCATTTTAGCCATGCCTTCAAGGAGTTTGGAGGCAAGATGCCAATGGCTATCTCTAGGGAATTAGATCCTTTCGCAGTCACTGAAGTCACTGAGGAAAATCATCAAGCCTATGCAGACTATGCTTATCTAGTACAACAAGAAACGCAGAAGGCTGTGCTTGCTCTAGTTAAAGAACATGTAGAAAAAACTGGCATAAAGAAAGTCTGCCTTACCGGGGGATATGCTCTTAACATAGTCGCCAATGAATTCTTAGCCATGAGCTTGCCTGATGTGGAATTTTATTTCGAACCTCTGGCAGATGACTCTGGCAACAGTATCGGAGCTGCCATGTATCTGTATCGATCTAAAACAGAAGACATGACCATAAAGCCGATCGAACATACATTTGTCAATGGCGTTAGATGTCCTTTAGATTTTATCAGCGGCCAAGAAACTTCAGTGGCCTCTGTGGTAGATCTACTCGTCGATCAAAAAAGCGTAGCAGTCTATCAAGGCTTAGCCGAATCTGGACCAAGGGCTCTGGGCAATCGAAGTATTCTATTTGATCCACGTAACCCAGATGCCAAACATATTGTTAACCAAATTAAGCGTAGAGAATGGTATCGTCCATTTGCAGCCATGGTCTTAGAAGAAGATGCTCAAGAATACTTTGAAATGGCGCATATCAAACACTGTCCGTTTATGACCATGAGCTTCAAAGTAAAAGATCATGTAAAATCAAAAATACCCGGTGTAACGCATGTTGACGAAACTTGCCGGATTCAGACGGTCTCACCTGCGGACGGTGTTATATACAATGTATTGAAAGAATTTAAAGCAAAGACAGGTGTTCCTGTATTGCTTAATACTAGTTTTAATCTTTCGGGCAAGCCTTTAGTAGAAACTCCAGATGATGCGATTACTACACTAAAGTACTCAACGTTAGATTATGTATGGTTTCCAGAGATTGGAAAAATTTTAACAAAAGGAGAGACATAATGGCTCAAAATAGATTTCAAGAATTTACAGCAATCGTAGAAGGTATGGAAGGCGACTTTGAAAAGTTTTACGATAAAGAAGTAGGTGCGGCAGGTACTCGTGTGCGTAAACATCTACAAGAATTATCCAAGCTCTGCAAAGAAATTCGCAACGACGTTACCGCAGTTAAAAACGCACGAAAAGAAGCAAAATAATGCACTAAATATTAATACACTCTAAAAGGAGAGTATTATGTTAGATACATTATTTTGGGTAGCAGTTGGGGCCTTTGTTGGTTGGAATTTTCCTCAGCCATTTTGGGCTAAGATCGTTCAAGAAAAAATTCAAGCAATGATCGCTAAAAAATAATTATGGCGTATTCTGATAAAGTTATAGACCACTACGAGAACCCACGCAATGTGGGTTCTTTCTCTAAGGAAGATACCTCAGTTGGTACCGGTATGGTTGGAGCACCTGCCTGTGGTGATGTTATGAAACTACAGATCAAAGTCGAAGACGGCATTATCACTGATGCACGTTTTAAAACTTATGGTTGTGGATCAGCCATTGCAAGTTCAAGCCTTGTTACAGAGTGGGTCAAGGGCAAAAGTCTTGACGAAGCTATAACTATTAAGAACACACAGATAGCTGAGGAACTTGCACTACCTCCAGTTAAAATACATTGTAGTATTCTAGCTGAGGATGCTATCAAAGCCGCAGTAGAAGATTATCGAAAGAAGCATGATAACTCTAACTGAAATAGCCGCTGAAAAAGTCAAAGAACAATTAGAAAAGCGTGGACGGGGTATAGGCATACGGATAGGGGTCAAAACTACAGGATGCAGTGGATTGGCCTATGTATTAGAATTCGTTGATATCGCTCCCATCACTAGAGATCAATTTGTCTATGAAAGTCACAGCGTGAAAGTTTGGGTAGATGGAAGATCTATCCCTTATGTCAACGGTCTTATCATGGATTGGCAAAAGAAAGGCCTTAACGAAGGCTTTGAGTTTATGAATCCAAATGAAAAGGATCGATGTGGGTGCGGAGAAAGTTTTAGAGTATGATCAAACGGTGGACTCGAGAACATACAAAAGAATGGATAATACAATTAGAAAATCGATTGGAAGACATCGATTACTATTTGAAACGTACAGTCGAATGGTGTGAGAACAACGGCATCTGGGACGACGAACATGTTTTCATCTTAAGCTTCATGACAATTCTTTGGGTCAGTAACATGAGAGAAGAGTCGGTAACCAAAAAAGAAATTTTTGAATTGGTTGGTATAGAAGGTTGGGAAGAAACTATAGATCAAGAATACCAATTAGGTAAAGAATACCAAAATTTAGATTTCGAAGAAATGCTCAATTTTGTTGTATCAAAACTCTAGACTTTTTCCAAAATTTCTAGTACAATATTAACTG